TGAAGAAGAAAAAGAAGAAGATGAAGAAGAAAACTAAAAAGAAGGGTATGTCTTACTAATGCTTACTAAGAAACAAAAGACATTACCTGCTGGACTTAAGGCTAAGATCTTAAAGTCTAAGAAGAAAAAGAAAAAGGGTATGAAGTAATGGGTAAAAAGAAAAAAGGCTTTGACATTGATGCGTTTCATAAAGCACTTGAAGAACATGAAGATAAAATGTTTGAGTTAGATCAAGGCTCAAGAACAAACAAAGACTATGATAATATGTCAGCAGAAGAATACATGGATTTTATGAGACAAACAAGTTCTAAAAAGAAGCCTGGTATGAAAATTCAAAATAAGAACAAGAAGTTCATGGTATAAGTATGGCATCACCTAAACCTAAGAATAAAGCCCTATACTCTAGGGTAAAAGCAGAGGCTAAACGCAAGTTCAAGGTATATCCTAGTGCTTATGCTAACGCATGGCTTGTCAAAACATATAAGAAGCGTGGTGGCAAGTACTAATGGCCTATAAGGGGGGTTTGCGCAAGTGGTTCAAGGAGGACTGGCGTGATGTTAAGACAGGAAAGAAGTGTGGGCGTAGCGGAAAGAAAGATAAAGGCCGACCATACCCTGCTTGTAGACCCAAGAAGGTAGCTAAACGAATTACAAAGAAAGAAGCAGCTAAAAAGACTGGGCCGAAAAGAGTAAGCTGGTCTGTTACTGCATCAGGAAGAAAGAGAAAACAGAAATGAAAACGCTAACACCAAAACAAAAGGCTCTTATGAAAAAGCATAAGGTACATCATACTGCAAAACATATGTCTATGATGAAGAAAGCTATGCTTGCTGGTAAAACATTTACTCAAGCACATAAGATGGCTCAGAAAAAAGTAGGTAAGTAATGGCTAAGTCTCCTGCATGGACTAGAAAAGAAGGCAAGAACCCTAAGGGGGGTTTGAATGCCAAAGGTCGTGCATCTTACAATAAGGGAAAAACAAAGACTGGTAAAAAGCGTAACCTCAAAGCACCTAGTAAGAAGGTAGGCAACCCTAGACGGGCGTCTTTTTGTGCTAGAATGAAGGGAATGAAAAAGAAATTAACCTCTGCAAAGACTGCAAGAGATCCGAACTCTAGAATTAACAAATCACTTAGAGCTTGGAATTGCTAATTAAAGGATAATCATATGATGAAATTTTTAACAGTAGACAATGAAATAGCTACTATACAAAACAATAAAGTTATTAGTCCAGGTTCACGCTTTGATGGCATGGACATTAAAACTAATGAGGATATTGAAAAGATATTTGGTATTAAGGTTAGTCAAAAAGATTTATCACCTTATAAAAAAACTCCTGAGAACGATCTATATATGGGAGATCCTGGAGAGCAGCGTTTATATGAAGATGCTGTGAAAGCATATCGTGGTGAGATCAAAGGCCCAAGAGCTATGAGAACAATGGATGCAGTCCAAGGAGAATTTCCTGCTAGTATTATGGATCGTATTCGCCAAGATGCACTTAAGCCTACACAACCACAAGTAAAATCTACACCATTAAATTTAAGAAAAATGTTATTGGCAAACTTAACGGGGTTACTATAATGGCTGGACACGGAGGAAAACGCAAAGGTGCAGGTAGACCTGTAGGAGTTACAGCAGGAACAAAGCAAGAACGCCTGGATGCTAAACTAGGTAAAGGTCAAACAACACCATTAAAGTATATGTTAAACCTATTGAATAACCCACAGGTTTCTGTCGAAAAGAAGATGTGGGCTGCAAAGGAGTCAGCACCATATGTACATTCTAAACTATCATCTGTTACTAAAACTTTGCAAGGTGATGATGATAAGCCTGTTGCTGTTACTATTGGCTGGAGAAAAAAGAAATAATATGTTGGAAGGATTACTTGCTTTACTACCTAGTAATAAAGCTCAAGCAGTTGATGAGATTAGATCAGAAGGTTTACTTGTAGCTCCAAGTTACTCATCAGATCCTCTAATAAATAAAATTATTGACGCAGAAAGTTCTGGTAATCCAAACGCTGTATCTCGTGTAGGTGCAAAAGGATTAATGCAGATAATGGATGCTACAGCAAAACAACCAGGATTTGGTATTGAACCTCTTGAAGATCCATTTGATGTCGAAGATAATGTAAGATTTGGAACTGAATATTTTTATGCATTGATGGATCGTTATAACAATGATACAACATCAGCACTTGCAGCTTATAACTGGGGTGTAGGCAATGTAGACAAGTGGAAAAAGAAAGGTAGTAATTTTAAAGAACTACCAAAAGAAACTCAAAACTATATAAATAAAATATTAGAATAGTGCAAATTGATATACCGTATGAACCTCGCCCTTTACAGGAGAAGATTCATAACGAACTAAAAAGATTTAATGTTATTTGCTGTCACCGCAGATTCGGTAAAACCGTATTTGCAATCAATCATTTAATTATGACTGCATGTGAAAAGCAAAATGCAAGATTGGCGTATATCGCACCAACATATCGCCAGGGTAAGGCAGTCGCTTACGACTATTTAAAAGAATATACGGAACCCTTAATGAAACTTGGTGGCAAGCGTCATGAGACTGAACTCAAAGTTGATCTATGGAATGGATCAAGAGTTCAAATCTTTGGCTCTGATAATCCTGATGCTCTTAGAGGATTGGGATTTGATGGAGTATGCATGGATGAGTTTGCATTGATGTCTCCTAGAACATGGACAGAAGTTGTTAGACCAGCTGTGTCAGATAAACTTGGTTATGTAATCTTCATTGGAACACCAATGGGGCATAATCAGTTTTGGGATGTTTACGATTTTGCAAAAAGAACAGGAAAGGATTGGTATGCACAATTATATAGAGCAAGTGAAACAGAAATTATCTCAGGTGAAGAATTGGAATCCGCTAGAGAAACTATGCCAGAAGATCAATTTGAGCAAGAGTATGAGTGTAGTTTTCAAGCTGCGGTCTCTGGTGCTTATTATGGGAAACAAATTCAAAAAGCTGAAAAAGAAAATAGGATTACAGAAGTAGATTATGATCCTAGCCTGGATGTAGAAACATGGTGGGATTTAGGAATAGGTGATTCAACTTCTATTTGGTTCGCACAACGAACTGGTGAAGAAGTAAGACTCATTGATTATTATGAAACATCAGGTGAATCACTTGGACATTATGCTACAGTCCTTAGAGATAAAGGATATAAGTATGGTAGACATGTTGGCCCACACGATATTACAACAAGAGAACTTGGTACTGGTAAGTCCAGGTTAGAAGTTGCTTATGATCTTGGATTAGACTTTGAAGTATGTCCTCGATTAGAAGTAGATCATGGTATAGAAGCTGTGAGAAATAATTTAGATAACTGTTGGTTTGATAAAAACAGATGTAAATATGGTATTGATTGTTTGCGACAATATCGAAAACAGTTTGACGATAGAATGCAAACATTTAAAAATAAACCCCTACACGATTGGAGTTCACATGCTGCGGATGCATTTCGATATGGCTGTGTTGTTGATGGCCCAACTAGAACTGACTGGGCGCAACCCATGAATGTAGATACAAGATATATAGTTTAAGGAAATATATGGCAAAAGGTAAACCACTAGACGAGTATGTAATCTCAGGTATTTTAGGAGATCATATTAAAAATAGTTATGGATTTTATTCTTCTGAATTAACAGAATCTAGACGCAAAGCTAATGAATATTATTTTGGTGAAGCATTTGGCAATGAAGTAGAAGGTAGATCACAAGTTGTTTCTACTGATGTAGCTGATACTATTGAATCAATCTTACCACCATTGCTTAGAATATTTACTGCAAGTGATAATGTAGTTAAGGTAGAACCTGTTGGACAAGAAGATGTACAAATAGCTGAACAAGCAACTGATTATCTTAATCATATTTTTAATAAAGATAACGAAGGCTTTACTGTTCTATACTCAATGTTTAAAGATGCATTGCTACAAAAAAATGGTATCTGTAAAGTATACTGGGATAACTCTGAAAAAATTGAACGAGAAACTTATGAGAAGTTATCTGATGATGAATTTACAATGCTTGTTGATGAAGATGGTGTAGATGTTAAAGAACATACTGAGTACGAAGATGAAACATTCCTAGAACAAAAATCAAAAGCAGAAGATGTACTATCAGAACAAGAAGATTCTTTACAAGCATCATTGATGAGAGATGAGCTTAACAAAGTTCCAACACCTAAACTACATGATGTTGTCATAACTAGAAAACAAACATTTGGTAAAGTTAAAATAGAACCAATACCACCTGAAGAATTTTTAATTGAACGCCAGGCTAAGTCATTAGCTGATGCAAACTTTATGTGTCATAGAGTTCCAACTACTCGTAGTGCATTAATTGAAATGGGCTTTGATTATGATAAAGTTTATTCACTACCAAGTGAAAACAAAGAACAATACAACCAAGAACGTAGCACAAGATACAGAAATGTAGATGATGATTATGATAGAACAGTAGGTGATGCATCTACTGAAGAAGTAATTGTTTATGAATCTTATATTAGAATGGATGTTGATGGTGATGGAGTTGCAGAACTTAGAAAGATAACTTCAGCTGGTGATAGTGGATATACTATTCTTGATAATGTTGCTGTTGATTCTCATCCTTTTTGTTCATTAACACCTATCATTGTACCACATAGATTCCATGGTAGATCTGTTGCAGAGTTAGTAGAGGACATTCAATTAATTAAATCTACTGTAATGCGTCAGGTACTAGATAATATGTATCTTACAAACAATAACAGAGTTGCTGTTATGGATGGTCAGGTTAATCTTGATGATCTTTTAACAAACCGACCGGGCGGAGTTGTAAGAACAAAGGGCGCACCTGGACAAGTTATGATGCCTTTACAAAATCAAACACTTAGCAACCAGGCATTCCCATTATTAACTTACCTTGATACCATTAAAGAAGAACGCAGTGGTGTTACTAAATATAATCAGGGTATGGATACTGATAGTTTAAATAAAACTGCTACTGGTATTAATACTATTCTTTCTCAATCACAAATGAGATTAGAATTGATTGCAAGAGTATTTGCTGAGACTGGTGTTAAAGATATATTTAAAAAGATATTTGAATTAGTTGTTAAGTATCAAGATAAACAACGCATTGTTAAAATTAGAAATAATTTTGTTCCTATGAATCCTATGGAATGGAGAGATAGATGTAATGTTACTATCCATGTAGGATTAGGTACTGGATCTAGAGATCAACAATTACAGATATTAAATGGTATCCTTGGTAGACAACTTGAAGCAATTAAACTTCAAGGATCTGCACAAGGCCCGATTGTAAACTTACAAAACATTTATAATACATTGGCTCGCATTATTGAAAACGCAGGACTAAAAGATGTAGGTTCATACTTTACTGAACCATCTTTAGGTATGCAACAAATGCCACCTAAACAACCTCAACAAACAGAGTTCGAGAAAGTTTCTCAAATACAAACACAGCAAAAAGCAGCTCAAGCTCAAATGAATCACGAAAACAAAATGCGTGAATTAGAACTTAAATATCAAAAAATGATATTAGACTTTGAAACAAAAGCAAAAGAGCTTGAATTAAAATACAAAGCTGATATAGATGAGAAAGCAATTAAGCGTGAAGCATTAGAAATGAAAGGTGTTAGTGATACTAACAAACAACTTTTAGATGCTACAAAATTATTTGAACAAGAACAACCTGAGGCAGAAGTACAAATAAATGTCGGATCTCCACAAAGAGACTAGTAGAGGCACAAGAGCCAAGGAAGTTTTAGAAAACGATTTATTCAAAGAAACTTTAGATATACTAAAGAAATCTTATGAAGAAGCAATATTTCAAACTACACCTACGGATGACAAAGGTAGATTTTCTATCTATCTTGCATACCAAATATTAGGTAAAGTTGAAAACCATCTCCGTACTGTTATGGAGACTGGGAAACTTGCAGAGAAACAATTACAAGATCTCCGCAAGAAATAGCACCACCCACCCTGGAGTGCTAACATAACACTAACCATAAAGGAGTGAACTATGGCTGATGAAGCTATGAATGTAATTGATGCTGGCCAAGTTATCAAAGGTCTTATGACTGGCGAAACTGCACCTGCTGAAACAAAAGAAGAACAACCAACTGAAGCTGCGGAAGCTGCTGAAAAGGTTGAAGAAGAAGCTGTTGATGAAACAGTTAATCTAAGTGATGTTCCATATATGGATCAGGAAACTGAAGAAGTAGAGGAACAAGCTGTAGAAGAAGAAGCTCAAGAAGATATTAATGAAAGTTCAGAGGAACCTTCTTATGTTGTCAAAGTTGATGGCAGCGAGATGGAGGTCACCCTTAATGAACTACTTCGAGGGTATCAACGAGAAGCTGATTATACACGCAAGACATCAGAATTGTCTTTAGAGAAATCAAAGTACAACGATCTATTGCAACAATCTCAATCTGAGATTAATCAAAAATTGTCTAAGTTGACTGAATTAACAACAATGGCACAACAAGAACTTCAAAGAGAATATAGCAATATAGACTTTGAAAGACTTTATGAAGATGATCCTGTTGAAGCTGCACGACAAGAGCATAAAATGCGAAAGCGTGCTGAAAACCTAAACATGATCCAGGAAGAAACTAGAGCTAATCAAATGCAAGAGTTTCAAAAGTATATCCAGGAGCAACAAAATAAGATTGCTACCTTGATACCTGACTTTGCTGATCCTGCTAAAGCTACCAAAATGAAATCTGATATGAGAAGATATCTATCAGGTGTTGGTTATAGCGATCAAGAGATCAATAGTATTTATGATTCAAGACAAGTCTTGTTAATTAAAGATGCTATGACTTATGATAAGTTAAGAAAAGCAAATCCTAAAGTCACAAAGAAAGTTGCTAAAGCTCCTAAAGTTGTTAAGCCTGGCGTTGCTAAAACAAAAGCCGATGAAGCTGCAAAACTTAGACGAGATAAACTAAGTCGTCTTAAAAAGTCTGGTCAAGTAAAAGATGCTGCCAAGATTTTTAAAGACTTTCTCTAATTAAAAATAAGGAGGCCTTATGGCACAACCAACCAACTTGTACGATACGTACGACACAACTGGTATAAGAGAAGATTTAGTGGATGTTATTTACAATATCAGCCCTGAAGATACTCCTATACTTTCAGCAATTCCTAGAACTGCTGCTAAAGCAACTAAGCATGAATGGCAATTAGATTCATTAGCTGCACCTGCTGCCAACAAAGTAATTGAAGGTGACGATGCAACTGTTGACGCTATGAGTGCTACTACTAGAGCTTTCAACTACACACAA